AAAATACAACATATAATTGCAGACAATGATTGGAAAACAAAAGTAACATGTTTAATGCGAACTAAACTTCAATAATATGAGATTACAAACAACATATTTAACAGAAGATATAACCAATAATCTTGTAACAACCGGAAGTCAGTGGATGACTGAAGATAAAAAAGAATATATTGGATTATACCATAGATATGTTACAGGTGAAGTATATACCAGAGCTGAATGGGATGCAACTTTATCTAAAAAATTAATTCCTTATGAAGAAACTATTACGGTTGAAACCATATATAAACGTTTAAAACCAAATGTAAAAACAAAATACGACTTACCAAAACCATATATAGTAACAGTTACATCATCAGATATATCTAAAGGGACATTTACTAGATATTTTTTACAAAATCAACTTTCACTACAAATTATAGAAGTTGATAAAGAACAATTTTCACAATGGCAAAAAAAGAAAGTTGACCCAAATATATGGTTAGGTGTACAATTAGAATGGAGAATTACTGGTAATATTAATGATATTTCAATACTCAATAGAAATTCGGTATTGCAAGCAAATAAAACTTTAAATGGTTTGCAAAATATTTTAACTAATTTTATACAATATGCATCTGATGCAGATTTTATTGTCCCAACAGATATCAATCAATAACTTGGATTTGTAAATATTTTTCATTATTATCTATTGTATGATAGTGGATAATGAAGAAGAATTAGATGCGGTATTGCGTTATGTGCAAGGTCGAAAGACACTTGTAGTGCCAATATATACAGATGCAAATCTTCATCCTGCTGTAAATCGTATTTCATTATTATACATTTATACTGAAGATGCAATAGAACGCATTATTCCTATTCATCATACAGAACAAATTAGGGGCTTTTCAGAACGTCTCTCCGACTTTCTCAATCTAAAAGGTATCTATGTTCACGATAAAAAGAACTGGCTTATATCGGGCGGAAACGAGGACTGCTACGATGTAAAAACTCTGTGGTGGTATACTTACGGCGAAGCATATGTAGATACGCATTATCATCAGACAGCACATAAATTTTATTGGAGCAGACATCAAAATTTACAACATGTAAATGCAATCATACCAATCCAGCAGCATGCGGCAATGTGTCAAAAGATACGACAATATGCATGGCCAATGATCATGAATGCACAACATACCCAATCATATTTATCATTCAATTCAAGATATCCACGAGTATTTGCAGAAATAGAACGTACGGGGCTATGTGTCAATGATTCATTTCGTGATGCTAAACTAGTTACAGCAGGCAAGGTTTATTCCAATTATCACTATCATACCGTAACTGGTAGACCTTCCAATGCATTTCGAGGTTTCAACTTTGCAGCAATGAACAAAGAAGATGGTACCCGAGATGCTTTTTGCTCCCAGCACGGAGCATTAGTTGAAATGGACTTTGATGCATACCACGTACGTTTAATTGCTCGTTTAATTAAATACAAGTTGCCTGCAGGCAGTGTACATGAATATTTTGGTCGATTTTATTTTGATACAACGACACTTACTGAAGAGCAGTATGAACAAAGCAAACAAATAACGTTTAGGCTGTTGTATGGAGGCATTGACAAAGAGTTTTTAGAAATACCATATTTCCGACAAGTAAATGATTTAATTTGGAAGTTGTGGGGCGAATATAAAAAACAAGGATACATCACAACACCAGTTGAACGAAGACCAATTACAATGGAAGGTGTTGAACGAGTAACAGCAAATAAATTGTTCAACTACTATTTACAGGCGTTAGAAACTGAAGTCTCAGTCCGAAAAATGGAACGGGTTGTTGCATATTTGCAAGATAAAACTTCGAAGCTCATACTGTATACATATGATTCATTATTATTTGATGTCAACTCTGCAGAGGCACGTGAGGTAGTTCCCGCTCTTAGAACAATGATAGAAGAGGGAAACTTTCCGGTGAAACTGAAGTATGGAGATATTTATAGTAAAATGAAGAGTGTATCATAGTTATGGATATTATCAATAAAATTTTATTAGAATGGAGATACCAACTTCCGGCCGGGTATCCAAAAACGGATTCAGATTACCATAAGTTAGGCGAAGTCTTATCAGAAATGACTGATTTAGATGTTGCCGACATTCAACGCATTGTTGAACGTGCTCGAACAGGTAACATAATTACGGAACAGGAAGACGCCATTCATAGTGATTATTCAAATAATACACTTGAAATTACTGAAACAGTTAATAAGTATGGACAATTGTTATTTGAAGGTTATACTAAAGAAGATTTAATTGCAGTAATCAATAACACACCATTGCCAGATAAATTAATTAGATATATTTCAAGACTAATTGACAGTGCTACTTCAGAGTCGAGTGTTATAAAAGGATTGCAAGAAAAAGGTTTTGACGAACAAACAGCAAAACGAATATTTGATAAAGCAGTTGAATTAGACAGTTATGTTAAACTACAACAACTATTAACGAAACCTAGTACTCAATTTGATTTTGATGCGTTAAGTACTGAAGGCAACTTATCTGTTATTAGTAATCATATAAAATTTACACCTGAATTTGATAATTGGTTGTATACATACAAACCTACTTTCGGCGGCGTTACAACAGGAGCTGCTGAAAATTTTTTACGTATTACATTACAAGGTGGAAATGTACCAAAAGCAGGAGATGTTGGTATATATGACAAAACGTTAGAAGTAAAAGTAACAATAGCTGGTGGGTTTAGACTTAGAGGTCAGGCAGGCTATGGTACAGGAGCCGACGTATCCAGCTACATAATGTCTGAAATTTCTAAAATATATGAACAAAAAACAGGAGAGTTGTTAGAATGGGGTGATATAAATACTCAATTATATTATAAAACAAGTATATCTCCATTAAATGAAAAGGTAAAGGAATTAATTAGTTCTAATATTTTAACTAGAGAGCAATTTGTAGATATATACGCAAACTCATTAATGCAAGTTTATAAAAATTTTACCGGTGATATAAAATCATTAGTAGCACAGCCGAGTATACAACAAAATGGAATAATTGATATCAATGAATTGTTACCAAGATTAGCCGCAGTCGAGTTTTTATATTATGCTTCTAACGAACCGTGGAATTTATTAATTGCAATTGGTCGTAATAAACAATACATTGTATTAGATAAAGAAGCAAATTTTGAACAGATAAGAGATATATTCGATTCAAAATTTTTAATAGGTGTTCCTGTAACTACAATCAAAGCATCAGCGCAAGATTCCTTAACAAAAGTAGAATATAAAGGATAAACCATTGAAAACACAGTTATTATGTACATTCGCACATCGTAACGATTTAAATATAATAACAGATTATATACAATCAAAATACGAAATACCGGAACGCCGAATATTTGCATTTGCAAACGAAGAACGACTGAATGATTTATATTGCACATACAATGCAAACATTTATGGGGAACGAGGTGCAAACACAATCAGCATCCATCGCAAAAAAGAAACTAATACATTGTATACAGTAAATGCAATGAATGAAGTAATCCGTAGCCAGAACAATGGCATATTAGACAAATCATTCATATTACCATGGCAACAATTTGCAAATTCATTTATTTTAACGGATGAGGATTCTGGGTATCGAGTAATTAAGTTGAAATTTTTTCGCAAGATTACTTGGTAATGAATTTAAAAATGCTTATATTTATATATGTAAAAGGAATCATATGAAACGAAACATTTTAGCAGAAAACATGCGCCGATTCGCAACCAAGAATCTTGCAGAACAAGAAGGATATCAATCTCTAGGACAAAAAGGTGAATTGCCAATGCTTGACCCAGAAGCAGATACAGCTCATTCCGAACAAACTCTTAACCTATTAGCTAAGTCATATGAACTTATCAAACCAAAACGTCTTGATATGTCAGAATTTAAAAATGATGTTCGTGACCTTGTTTCTATTTACAAAGACAAACCAACTGGGACAGCAACTCAGACTGCTTATATGAACGCATTCAGAGAATTGTATCCAACCGTCCAAACACGTTCAGATTTTAGAGGTATTTTGAATACTGTTATGGATAACTTATCACATCTGTTAAAACACGCAAGAAGCATAGAACAAGGAGATACGAGCAATTATGGGTATCGTGTACACCCATGGCAAAAGTCAAAAGGTATATAATTAATAACTTAAACATCAATTAAACATTTATCTTGGATTAACGTCCAAAACTTATTATAATAATTTAAATAATTAATCTTTTTACTAATTTAAACAATTAAGGAGTACTTATTATGGCACTAGATTTAGATGCAATTAAGAACAAACTAAGTTCACTTAACAATCAAGACAACAAGAAGTCTAACCTATGGCGACCAACAGAGGGCAAGCAGCGTATCCGCATTGTACCTTACGTTCACCGCAAAGAAAATCCATTCCTGGAACTTTATTTTCACTACGACATTCCAAAGCGTAGTATGCTTTCACCGATTACTCATGGTAATCCAGATCCAATTGTAGAATTCGCTGATAAACTTAAAAAGACCGGCGACAAAGATGATTGGGTAATGGGTCGCAAAATTGAGCCGAAGATGAGAACATATGTTCCTGTCATCGTAAGAGGTAAGGAAGAAGAAGGTGTTAAATTTTGGGGATTTGGAAAAACAATCTACACAGAACTTCTTTCGATCATTGCTGATCCAGATTATGGAGATATCACTGATTTGAGAAATGGACGTGATATTGATGTAGAATTTACACCTGCAGAAGGAGGAGGATATCCTAAGACTGCAATTCGTGTGAAGCCAAATCAATCTGCAGCTACTGAAGATAAAGCCGTTGCAGAGCTTATCATGAAGCAGCCTAAGATTGAGGATATCTATCCAGAGCCTGAGTATTCAGATCTTGAAGATGCTCTTAAAGCGTGGATGAATCCAG